TACTGTGTATGAGTGGCAACAATAATGTCATCAATTACATTATCAAATTTGTATGTAATTGTGTTTGGTGTATGGGTATCTGAACCACCATAACCAATAAAGTCTCCTTGATATATGCCATCATTGTGTGGTAGTCTGTCTAGACATATATGTAGAATCGAAGCGACTCTAGGTATATGTCCATGATTGCTTTCAATATCAGTATGAGTATAGTTTATCTTGATTCTTCTCTTATTGAATACTGATTTAGTTCCTACAAAGAACATACCATTCTCAGGGTTAGTTCCATATACTATGGCAGGAGCACCATCATACTTTACTGATACCTGACTCTGTTTAGTATCTAAGAAGTTGATAGCATTGATCGCACCTTGCTTACCCTCAAGTATATGATCTTCAATATGTTCTAAGTGTTTGTTCTTCATACTATCATTATACCACATGGCACTAGGTTTTCAACCATCTATGTGCCAGTTTATAGATTGTCAGGGAGCGGGGCGAACTCATCTTAGTTTCACTAAGGCGCCCAAATTTACGCTACGGGAATCGCTTACACCTGTACCCCTACTGAGAGTTTGGAATAACTACTCTACTGAATAGTCCTCATGTTCGGGCGTAGCAACCGTCTATCCCTGACATTCATATAATAGTATATTGAGATAGGATTACAACCACCTGTGTGCCAGTTTATTAG